AATAATAATAAACTAGATGATTTTAAAAATAAAACAAATGAATTAAATAAAATTATAAATAAAACAAAGTCAGAAATAGAAAAGCATAATAATATAGAAGAATTTTATAAAAAATGGAAATTAGATAGAAAAAATAAAATGAAAGAGTCTCTGAAAAAATGGAGAGAAGAAAATAGAGAAGAGTTGCTCGTAATATGTCAGAAAAATGCTAAGTTGGGGGGCAAAGCATCAAAAGAAAAAAATGCGAAAAGATTGGAATATAAAGGAAAAGTATATCTTGGATGGAATGATTTATATAAAGAAACTGGGGTGTCAAAAAGACTATACAAAAAATATTATTTGAATGGTATTGACCCATCCGATAGAGTAAATTCTAATGGTCCTGTGCCAAAAACCCACATTCATAAATTTATAGATAAAAAGGAGATTCAGTGATGGCATTAATTGCTATTGTAACTGATTCGCACTTTCGGTGCTAGGTCAGATTCTTCTGTTCTACTAGATAACCAGAAACTGTTTTTTGATAATATCTTTTTTCCAACCCTCCGAGAAAAGAATATCAAAACAGTTATTCATCTGGGAGACCTAGTAGACAGAAGAAAATATATTAATTTCAACACATCAAATAGAATGAGAACAGATTTTCTCAATCCACTACAAGATTATACTGTTCATTTTATTGTTGGTAACCATGATGTATTTCATAAAAATACCAATGAAATCAATGCGTTAAAAGAACTACTGTCATCATATGCTTTTGATGTGTATACAGAAGCAACTAAGATAACAATAGATTCTTGTCCAATTCTATTGGTTCCATGGATTACTCTACAAAACGAATCTCATACAATGAATATGATTGAGAATACTAAAGCACAGATTTGTATGGGACATTTTGAACTTGCTGGATTTGAATTCTACAAAGGTATCGTATCAGAACATGGTATGTCTGCTGATACTTTGAGTAAGTTTGATATGGTATTTTCTGGGCACTACCATCAAAAATCATCAAAGGGTAATATTCATTATCTTGGTGCTCCATATCCTATGACTTGGGCAGATCACGATTGTCCAAGAGGGTTTCATTTGTTTGATACAACAACCAGAGAACTAACATTCACTCCAAATCCATATTCTATCTTTACACAAATAGAATATGATGATACAAACTGTCGGACATTAGAAGATGTTATCCAACACTTTGTAACACCTTTTAGTATTACAAACAACTATTGTAAAGTAATTGTTAAGAAAAAGTCAAATCCATATCTGTTTGATCTTTTCATCAATGAACTGGAGAAACTATCTCCTAATGAAGTAAAGGTTATTGAAAATGCTGTCCTTGATATACAAGAAAGCACTGTAGACCAAACAGAAGATACTTTAACTATTTTGAGAAAAACTATTGATGGTTTAGATATTGATGTTAATAAACCACAACTACAAGAATTGATTTCTGACCTGTATCAACAGGCAAGCAATATGGAAGTATAACATGGTAATTTTTGAAAAGGTTCGTTGGCAGAATTTCCTATCAACGGGGAATCTGCTAACAGAAGTTATTCTAAACTCTCACAATAACACTCTGATTTGTGGCATCAATGGTTCTGGTAAAAGCACAATCATTGATGCGATTACCTATGTCTTGTTTGGTAAAGCATTTCGTAACATTAATAAACCACAATTAATCAATAGTACAAATGCCAAAAATATGTTGGTGGAGATTGAGTTTTCTACCAATAATAACAAATACTTAATTCGTCGTGGTATGAAACCAAATGTATTTGAGATACATCAAAATGGAGTATTATTAAATCAGTCTGCTGATAGCAAAGACTATCAATCAATCATTGAAAAGACTATTTTGAAGATGAACTATAAGACATTTTGTCAGGTTGTAGTTCTTGGTTCTGCTAACTTTACTCCCTTTATGTTATTACCAGCAGCACAAAGAAGAGCATTCGTTGAAGATTTGCTGGATATACAAATATTCACAACAATGAATGGGTTGCTTAAGGATAGAATTGCGGAGAATAAAACTGAAATCATTAATTGCGATATGGAAATAAAACTTGTTGAGTCTTCAATTGAAACAAATAAAAGACATAGAGAGAAGGCATCGCAAGATATAAACTCTATGATTCTTAACAAAGAAAAACAACTATCAGAACTAAACAATGAAGTTCAAAATCATCTCAATGAAATGGAAGAGGTTAAAACTAAAACTTCTCTTATTCAAAAGAAAATTGATGAATCCAGGCCAAAAAACAAAAAGGCATTGGATAAAGCATATAATATGAGAACGGTGCTTACCTCCAAAATCAATAATTCTGATAAGAGCATATTGTTTTTCCAGGAGAATAATACTTGTCCAACTTGTGAGCAGCAAATCACAGAATCATTTAAAGAAAACAAGATCTCTGACCTAAAGAACTCTAAAGCAGAAAAGACAACTATTCTCAAAGAACTTGAAGACAAGATTCTTTCCCTTGAAGATGTACAAGATAGAATTGTATCGTGGGTAGAAGAAGTAAATGATCTAAGTAGTTCTATCAATGCCACAAAATCAAAAATAGATTTTATTGTTAAGACAATGTCTTCATACAAAAAAGATATTGATGAACTAACCAAAAACTCACTTACAATCATAGATGATTCTGAGTTGTATTCTGAATTGGATGAACTTAGAAAAAGAAAAGAAACTCTTGTCCAACAAAGAGAGATATACAATGTCGGTATTATTCTATTGAAAGATGGTGGCATCAAAGCAAAAATTATCAAGCAATATATACCAATCATCAACCAGATGATTAACAAGTATTTGGATGACATGGAGTTTTTCTGTCAGTTTACTATTGATGAAACCTTTGAAGAAAAGATTAAATCAAGGTATAGAGACGATTTTACTTTTGAATCCTTTTCTGAAGGAGAAAAAATGAGATTGAATCTTGCTATTCTTTTCACCTGGAGAGAACTGGCAAAGATGAGAAATTCTGCCGCAACCAATCTATTGATACTTGATGAGATTATGGATTCTTCTTTGGATTCGTCCGGCACAGAAGAATTCATTAAGATAATTCAATCGTTAACCAAGAAAAACAATGTGTTTGTAATTAGTCATAAGACTGACCAAATACAGGAAAGATTTGAAAATGTGATTAGATTTGAAAAGACAAAAAACTTTTCAAAAGTCGTGGAATAGGAGACAAAATGAGAAAATTGTTATTTACATTAGTATTACTTTTTGCTACACCTGCATTAGCAGATACCTATAAGATACTTAGAGTTTTGGATGGAGATACTGTAGAAATTGAAGCACAGTTTCTACCCAAACCATTGAAACCATCACTGCTTCTGAGAATGGAAGGCATTGATACTCCAGAGATTGGTGGAAAAGCAAAATGCCCGTTAGAAAATAAAATGGCAAATCAAGCAAAAGCACTAGTTGAAAATGAAATTAAATCTGCTAAATCAGTAAATGTTGTATTGGTTCATTGGGATAAGTTTGGTGGAAGAGTAATCGGAAAGATTTTCGTTGATGGTACTCTTCTAAGTGATAAATTGATTGCTGCTAAACTTGCGGTGCCTTTTACTGGCAAGACACAAAAGCAATCTTGGTGTAGTTAAGGAGATATAATAATGAATTATAGATTATGGATTCAAGGTTTGATTGTTCTTGCTTTGGTTATTTTGATGATTGCTGTCGGAACAAAACAAGCAAAGGCAGACTGTTTTCCTTGCTTTGAAGACAGACAATCACAACAAGTAGTTTCTAATAAACAGACCAAGAAAAAGAAAACATCAAAGCAAAAGAATGTTCCTAGTCCATATGTTGGTATGTCACATGGTATGGCATCGTATTACTGGCAAGGACAACGAGTTGCTTCAGGTGGAAGATTCAATCCAAACGCTCTTACAGCAGCACACAGAACCCTTCCTTTTGGAACCAGAGTTAAGGTAACAAATGTTAGAAATGGTCGTTCTGTAATTGTTACAATCAATGATAGGGGTCCATTTATCAGAGGAAGGATTATTGATCTGTCTCTTGCTGCTGCTAAAGTAATTGATATGACTCGTGCTGGTGTTGTTCCTGTTACTGTTGAAAGGCAGTAACAATGGATTTAGTTAGACCTCTTGTAGATCAAAACAATGATATACTTTATCAGAAGACGGAGAAATTTGATTTTACAAATCCTCCAATTAATCCATCGGAACTGGCACACATACTAGCGCAAACGATGATCAAGAATAACGGAATTGGTCTGGCAGCACCACAAGTTGGTCTGCCTTATCGTGCTTTTGTAATGCAAGGAGCACCAATTCTTTGTTGTTTTAATCCTATTATTGTTGATACTTCTTCTGAAGAAATATATTTGGAAGAAGGATGTCTTACTTTTCCTGGACTAATTATCAAGGTCAAAAGACCTAAAATGATTAGAGCAAGATATACAGAACCAAACGGACAAACAGTAACAAAGAAGTTCATTGGTATGACAGCAAGAGTTTTTCAACACGAGTTAGATCATCTTAATGGAATATTATTTACACAACGAGCAAATAGTTATCATTTAGAAAAAGCAAAAAAGAAAGTGAAGGTGCAATAATGGTTATGACTTCTACAAATCTATATGGTTCTCCAGAACCAGTTAAAGTTGCTCAACCTGTTGTAGAACAACCAAAGGTTAAGTCTGATGGTGGATCAACAACTTATTATGAATTACCTGCTGGCGCAAAAGAACTCAATGATTTGATTGAGCATAAGAACATGAATTTTGCTTTGGGTAATATCTTCAAAGCATGCTATCGTTTTGGAGAAAAGGATGGAGCAGAAAAGATTTATGACTTAAATAAGATTATTTATTTTGCGGAAAGACTAAAGACAATGGTTGAAAAGGGGCAAGCATAAATAGAAATGTGACTATATTAATAATTAAGGAGAGATAATACTATGGAAATTAAAGTTCCGGTTGCTGAGTTAAAGAAGAAAAAATTGTTTCTTGCGGTCCCAATGTATGGTAATTCTGCCTCACTCTAAAGCAATTTAGAGATGATAACTAGGTGAATTGCTGGGAACTCCTGAAAAGGACAATCAGCAGCCAAGCATCTTAATAGATGAAGGTTCAACGACTATCCAGAAATGGAGTAGGAAACAAGCAAATGGTTTCCGAAGTGCCTAGCATCCCACGTGGATGAAGATATAGTCTAATCTCTATAGTAATATAGAGCAGTGAAAACGGCATAAAAGTTGCGATTTTATGTGAATATAATTGGGAATGTGTTCAGGAATGTTTGCCAGATCAATTGCCGATCTTTCTGCTATGTGCGTCCATTATGGGGTCGCACTACAAATGTATTTTCTATTCAACGAATCGTTGATTCCCCGAGCAAGAAATTATTGTTGTGATGAATTTATGCGTTCTGACGCAACCCATATGATGTTCATTGACGCAGATATCGGATTCAATCCACAAGATGTAATTGCTCTGCTTGCTCTACAATCAGACGAATCCCCATATGATGTTATCGGTGGTCCTTATCCCAAGAAATGTATTGCGTGGGAAAAGATTAAGATGGCAGTAGATAAGGGATTTGCTGATGAAGATCCAGGTAAGTTAGATGCGTTCGTTGGAGATTATGTTTTTAATCCCAAGGGCGGTCAAACTACAATTCCTCTTAATCAGCCAGTAGAAGTGTTGGAAATTGGCACTGGTTTTATGATGATGCGTAGAAAGACATTTCAAACTTTCGTTGAAAAGTTTCCTCAATACTCTTATAAACCAGATCATGTTCGCACAGAACATTTTGATGGGTCCAGGGAAATTATGATGTATTTCCAAGCAGAAATTGATCCAGCATCTAAGAGATACCTATCAGAAGACTATTGGTTTACACAAAAAATCCAAGAAATTGGAATGAAAGTTTGGTTGTGTCCTTGGATGAAATTACAACATGTTGGAACCATGGTATTCGGTGGTTCCCTGGCAGATTTAGCTGCGTTAGGTGCTAGTGCAACTGCTTGCGCCGACACTCTTAATAAAATCAAAGATGCTAAGAAAAAGAAACCATAAATGATTCTTGTATAAGTATACACCCAACGAAATTTTTATATTTTGTATTTTGTTTATTGAATTTCGTTGGTTCGTATCTCTGATAATTCAATAATGACAGAGGCATATGATTTGATAGAAAAAAATCATATGCCTCTTGTTTCGTGTCAAAAAATTTCATTAAATTCCCATCTTTGTCATATAATTTACATGAAGATGCTCGTGGGTTTAATCGTCCTTTTTTTGATTCCGAATATTTATTTTTTTGTTCGTTTGTTCTAAAAACCTTTCCTTTTTGTGGAGAATAACCCAATCTTACAGTATAATGGTTATTGCCCGATTTTTTTCTGATGGTGCTATTGTTTTGTTTATATCCACCAAAGTTAAGAAAATTGCCGTTCCCGTTGTGCTGGTTTAACCACATATTGTTGTTTTTTGCGTCAATTTTCTTCAAAAATTTATGTTCCCACAATAGTGCTTCGGTTTTGTTTAAAAATGTTTTCCTCACTTCAAATAAAAAGCTTTCTTTACCATATTTTTCAATTAAATTGTGAACAATTTTTGATGATGTAAAATATGTTGTCTAAAGATTGGAAGGATTTGCGTTTTTACCATATTGAATTCC